CGAACTCTGCGCACTGGCCCATGTCGCGTCGAGAATGCCTTCCGCCTCGGGGTGCTTGCCCTTGGCGTCGTCGAGGTCCATCCAGATTACCACGCCCTGAAAGCTGGCGTCCTCGAAGTCGTCCGCGCTCGAGTGCGGGTCGTAATAGTGCCTGTCCCACGGCACCAGGCGAATGTCCGGATCGACGCCACGCTTGGTCTGCTTGAAGCCGACGAACGCCGCGCCGGTTCCTTCAATGGCGAGGTCCTTGGTAGCAGCCGAACGCTTGTCGTCCCAACGGCTGTCGTCGCTCTCGTAGCGGATGGCATCGGTTGCCGCGCTCGCGCCTTCTTCGTCGGGATTGTTGCGCGGGAAGGCTTTCGGGTCCTTGCGGGTCTGCTTTTCCAGCCCCCGCATGGTCTTGACCTTGGGCTTGATCTCGTTGAACACCACCGGCGGCTGACCGCGGTCCTTGAGGGCGCTTTCCTCGTCGGCCGTAAGCTGCTTGTCGTCGAAGTAGTCGCGGCACTTCTCCGAACGCTCACGCGCATCGCGGGTGACCTCCTCGGCGTTCTCGAATTGCTGGACGTAACGCATGAGCCGTTCGTCGGAGGTTTCCGCTTCAGCCACGTTCAAACTCCAACCGCCGCGAGATCGTCGCGGTCGAGCCATGCACGGTCCTCGGCATCGTCAAGGTCGTAAACGCCGCCCTTTCCCCAGTAATTGCCCTCGCAGGCGCGCTGGAACATGCGGCGGCGCTTGCTGTCGCGCGTCTCGGCGAAGGTGGCGAACCCGAGACGGCGCAAGCGGATGGCATACCGCAGGCGTTCGTCAGGCGAACCGCCCACCACCGCGCACTCGCGGGGATTGAGGGTCACGCCGTTTTCCAATTGAGCTCCTCCTTCGGTTCGCGGGCGTAGCGGTCGCGCGGCTTGTCGGGTTTCATCGCTGCGACGATGGCCGGGTGCGCCTGGTCTATGGCCCGTCCGATGAGGCTTGCCGTGTCGACCTCGTCATCATGCTTGCCTGCGGGGAACACGAGGAACTCGGCAAGGTCGGCACCGTGTTCGAAATGGACCCGACCGGTTGCCGCCATGGCTTGAAACGATCTGGCCCTCGTCGGCTTGTCGTGGACGCTCGGCAGCCATTCGAGGCGGCAGTAGACCTTGCGTTCCCTCATCCTTCGCCGGAGCATCGGTTCGACCGCTTTCTGGATGACCCCGCCTTCACCGAACCATGCGAGCGGCTTGTATTTGGCTATCAGGTCCAGCTTGCGTTCGATCCATTCGTCAGAGGCCGTCTGGCCGCGCCAGCCATCGACACGGTAAACGTCGCCTTCGCTGTCGATGCCCCACATGCGGTGGACCGTGTAATCGCCGTCGCCATCGGTCACCGCGTAATCGCTCGAGCCGTAGTGCCTGAGCGTCGGCAGCTTGTCGTATTCCTTGAACCATGCCCGCTGGAAGAACGTGCCTTCATCCGGATGCGGGCTTTGCTGGTAGAGCGCGTGCCAGAACCGCGGGAGTGTATTAGCCTTGATGCGTTCCAGTGCCTCAAGCGGGTAGGCTTCGGGCCACAACGCTTCCCCGTGGTCTATCGCGGGTAGCTGGACGATCTCCCACTTGTCGCCGCCGTGGTTCTGCTGTTCGATCAGGTAGCCGCTGAGGTCGTCTTCGTGCATCCGGTGGTTGATGACCACGATTGTCCCGCCGGGCTGCAGGCGGTTGTAGACGCTGCCCTGGTACCATTCGATGACCCGCTTGCGCTTGGTCTCGCTCTGCGCATCCTCCATCGTTGCGAACGGGTCGTCGATGATGAAGTCGTCCGCACCCTTGCCGAGCACTTGAGATCCTACACCGACTGCAGCGAACACCCCGCCCTTGTTGGTTGTCCACCTGCCAGCGGCCGTGCTGTCCTCGGACAATGCCACGTCGGGGAACACCGCGGCGTATTCCTCGCTGCGGATGATGTTGCGGACTTCCCTGCCAACGTCCGTTGCGAATGACTCGGTTGCGCTTGCCGCGATGATCTGGCGCTCAGGATGCCTTCCAACATTCCATGCCGGGTAGCGGCGGCTTGCCAGTTCGGTCTTGCCGTGCCGTGGTGGCAACAACAGCATCAGCCGGTCGATTTCCCGTCGCTCGACCCGTTGCAGTTGTTCCGCGACGATGCGGTGCGGCTTGCCGGTGACGTAGCGCGGGTGGGTTAGCTCAGTGAACGCCAGGAGCGACGAGCGAGCGCGTCTCGCCGACAGTTCCCGCGTCATCGCTTCCAATTCCCGCATCGAGGAAAGGAGCGAGGTGCGCGAGTTGCTGTCGGATGCGCTCTGCAAGTTCTGCATCGGTCATCCCGTCGTATTGGTCATCGAAGCTCAGGCGGTGTTCCTTGGGCATCAGCGAGGCGATGACCTTGAGGTATTGCGCGGGCTGGTCTTCGCGGACCTTGACGACCGCGGCGATGCCGTGTTCCTCGAAGTCCTGCTGCAGCGCTTGGATGAACGCTTCGCCGAGCTTGTTGCGTGCGCCGATTGGACGGCCGGGCGAAACAGGCGGCACGACAAAGCGACCGTGTTCGTCGCGCTTTTCACCGCTTACCAAAGCGTTGTTCATCGTCACCTCACGTTGAACTTCGCCCGCTTCACTCACACACTGGCGCTCGGAAGGGAGTGAGAACGCGCTGGAGGATGAAGCGGGCACGGGCGAGCGCAGGGACGCTCGGGCCGAATGGGGGAATTGCGGGTCAGGCGGCTTTGTTGGCCGCGATCAGGTCAGGGTGTTCTTCCGCGAACCGGCGCAACCTGTGGACATTGTATGCAGTGCCGACGCGGGTCCGTGAGGGGCCTTGGCGCATGCTTTTGGGGCGCGGCATGATCCCCAACCGCTTCCACTCTTGGAACGCTGCTGCTGTGACCCCGAGAAACGATGCCGCTTCCGCAGGCTCAAGAAACTCGCGATCTCCGGACGGCGAAGGGACAGCAACACCTTTGCGTGCGCAAGCGCGGTGCAGCTTCTTGCTTGCCTTCGACACACTGCACTTGTTGTAGAGCGGCGCTAGGCTCTGGATGTAGTAGCTTTCGATTGCGATCAGGTCGCGCACGTCGCAAGCGATATACGAAATCGCGTCGAAGAACTTCACGCCCTCTGTCAGATGGTTTCCGATGCGCGCCCTCATGCAGCGCGCCTGCCCAACATAGACCACCGCCCCGTTCCGATGCAGGAAATAGACGCCGGGGCGCGAAAGCTCACTGTAAAGCAGGAACTGGACGGGAGCGCCCGGTTTGGGCATTAGGTCGATAGCCATGCGAACCTCACCGTTCGTGTTGGTCAGGGCCGGGTAGCTGTTTCCGCAGCTTCTCGGCCCGCTTGAATATTTCTTCAAAGCCTGAACGTGCTAGAGCATATGTCGCCCTTGCCCGCTCTAACCCGGGGGAGAAACCCAACCCGGCACCATTCAGGTTGCTCTGTCTATGCGTGAATCCGCGCAACAAATCAAGCGGCCTGCGCACATTCGTTCGGGTTCTCCGCAAGAAGCAGGATCGACGCGACCTTGATCTGCGCCGGCCTGCCGAACACGATGATGTCGATCAGCGTGAATTGGCCCTCGGTTCCTTCCACGATCCCGGTGATTCCAGCGAACGGACCATCGGGCAAGCGGACCTCGGAGCCGGGTGCCAGGCGCGGCCCCTTCATGCCCCGACGCAGGAACTTGTCGAACACCCGCGCCGTGCGCTCTTCCTCGCCTCGCAGGGCCTCGAGCTGGTCGTCGGCTATCAGGGGAATGCCGTTGTTGTAGCGGAACACCGAAAAGCGCGGGTGCTCGCGGTGCGGGATCATCGCAAGGCGCAGTAGTTCGTCGACGTGTTCGACCCGCCCGAAGGCGTAGGACGGCATCAGTGCGGTCTCGCGGTGGATGCGCGAGCGGTCTAGGCGCAGTCGCGCCACCCTGCGCTCCACAGGCGTCCAGACGCTCAGCCCGGCGTCGGTGAGTGAACGGGCAAGCCTGAGCGTGTCTGTGCTTGCCATCCTGAGGATGCACCATGAACCGAGGTCGAGCACGTCACGGGTCATGCGAGCAGCCTTTCGAGCCATGCGAGGAAGCGTTGCCAAAGAGAAGGCTTTGGCGAGATCGGTGCCCACAGGGCTTTCTCCGGCCCGCACAACGTATTTTTGTAATGGTCCCCGCCGAGACCAGCTACAATGTCACAATCGCGATGAAGGGTGTCCTCGCGTTTAATGCCAATAACCAAAGGGTTCTCGCACCAAGAACCCTTTCTCCATTTACAAGTGACGCACGGGTAAAGCAGAGACGGGTCGTGCCGCTGGCGTTCGGCCTCCGCTTCCATCTCGGCATACCGCGCCTCAAGGTCGGCCTGGATTTGCTCGTCGGTGCGGTGGCCGGGGATGCGCCTCTGGAACGCCAGCACGTTGCCGTCCTTGTCGGTCATGCGTCCTCACCCTCCGGTTCGTAATTGTTGGCACGGCGGGCGGTCATGAGGCGGGCCTCACGTTGCCGTCTTCGTCCTGGACCAGCGCACCGCAGCCAAGCCCGAACTTCTTGAGCGTCTCATCCATCGCATCGACGGCTTCTTGTGTCAGGGGCGGTGGCGGCGTGACTTGGCGGGCCGCCATCTCCTCGTCGTGTCGAAGGTTGCGCTCGCGGCGAGCAAGCCTCGTTGCCTCCCACTGCCGCTGGATCGCATCATCGCGGCGGCTCCACGTCGAAAGCGTTTCGAGGCATTCCGAGACCGTGGGGAACCACTTGCAAGTGCGGATCGCCTGGTCGCACAGGAACGTGATCGCATCGTTCGAATAGTGGCCGAGCTGGCGTTCATAGGCCGCCACGAACAACTCCCCGCTCAGGTCGTCCGCCTGCCTCCGTGGCAGCACCGCCAGCATCATCCGCAGCGCTTGCGCCAGATGACGGTTATCGCATGGCGGCAAGGCCGGGAGGGGGGAGCGCGCGATGGTTTCCACCCTCGCCAGCGTCTCGTCGTCCAGGCGGTCCGGCAGGCTCG